GTATTACGCCAGCGCAATTTATTAGGAAAAAACGCCATTTATTTAATCTATCTTGCTAACAAACACATAGACATCTGCGGTAGTTGAAGTTGCAACACCCCACAACACTTCACCTTCAGCCAATTTAATAATCAACTTATCACCATTATCCATTAAGTAACCGTCTGATGAAGTTACATCTGATCCACCAATGTGAATCTGACCCTTAGCATGTAACGCTAAATCTCTACTTACATTATCAACACCCACCAACTGAACTTTAGTAGTACCCACCGCAATCTTATTAGCCTTTATTGTCATTTATCTGTTCCTCACTTTGTAATCTTAAACGCCTGAACCGTTCAAAGTCTTTGTGTTGCTTCTGACCTATCCACATCTTGCGTTGATGTTCCATCTGCACACCGGTATGAGCATACAGTTTATACCCAAAACTCTTAGCCCTAATGCACCACAACAGATCCTCACCGACCCATTCATGGTGCAGTGGCATATCCTGGTAGAAGCACCACTTATCTCCCTGATGTGTTTGATCCGCTTCTTTTACAAACCTTTCAAACACTGACCTATGCACAATGATTGCACCTGTACCAGCCGCATCTACCTCAATCACACTATCTTCTTCATAATCATGTACTGCATATAATCCATTATCGCTACCCAACTTAAATATGCAAGGCACTGGTTCTAGGTATAACTCACCAACTTCCCAACCACCATGCACTACACCTGACACAATAGGCCGCTCATCTTTATCGGCGGCCGCTACTAACTTCTTAAAATGATCAATAGTAAATCTCTGATCTGTATCTATCTGCAATAGCCAATCATCTGTTGTTTTGTTTAAGAAGGTTGCAACTATCTGATTACGCAATCTGCTAATAACACCTGATCCTTGTAGGCTTATGAACTGCCCTAATTGCTTTTGTGATCTAGCAACATCCAATATGCTTGTCATAAAGTCTGTTACCACATAACCAGGTGATGTTATGCCTATTGTGATTTTCTCTGTATCTTTCAATGCCAACCCTTCTTGTTAAAGTGATCTAATGCTTTACAGGCGTTAATTACACCATCATCAGTATAACCATAGCGATTGCCAATATATTTGAACCCCCACTGCAATTGCTTAATTCCTGATGCAGTTTTTAGATATGTAGATCTACCTTGCGGAATCCCAAAATGGCTACCGTTCCTAGCCTTTACATCCCACCGGCTATTTTCCTTTGTGTAAAGATCTATTAAGCAATAACTCTGATCCACATCATTTAACTCAATGAACACATATTGTTTGTAATGTTGTGGTTTATAGTGTGGAAGCCCAAAAGCGGGTTTTATATTTATCAATAATATTATTAAAACTAATAAAACTATTTTTAGTTTTTTATTTGATACCTGGGTAACTTGGTTTTTAGGAAAGCCCCCCCTACCCCCCCAAATTAAATTTAGGTTGGTAAGAGAGTCTGACACCTGGTATAACCGGCCTTCAGTGTAAGCCCCCACAAAGCGGCGTAAAGATAACATAGATTTACCCCCATTAGTTAATCTTTGAAGAATACGGCGTGTTTAGCCTTTTCTAACATTTGGCAGGTAAGGCACGGATCATCTCTCATAATCCATGCCCCACATTTATTGCATCTGATTGGTTCGCTCATGCGCTCTTTCCAATAGCACATCAACCATCTCTAAAAATGGCCTACACTCACGCTTTTGAACCATATAAAACCTATCTTCATGATCCCTTTGTGCATCATAATAGGTTCTAATTGTCCATTTATGCTTTGTGCTAACTGGTATGGCAAACAAGTGATGGGTTGTCTGACTAATTATCACATAGGCAAAAGGTTTGACCATCTTGCTATCAAAGCCACTAACCGTATCCACAATCAGTGGATTATGTGGAAAGTCATCAACATCCCTAAAACTTCTGCTACTACTTTTAACTTCTAATACAAGCCCATCAACTATGACATCCTTTTCATTTTTGGTTTTATCTTGTATTTCCATTAAATTACTAGCCATTGTAAATTCAGGTACTTCTACCCCTGGTATTCCAAAACTAGTCAATAGATCAGCCACATAAAGGTTGTAGCCATGACCTTCTAGCATTGCTTTGTGATAATTAAATTTACCCATTAGTTATCGCCATACATCTAGGACATGTGCCATCTGACAATATCCTGGGATCATCACACCACACACAACGCAAGTGATCAGGTACAAACTCATTAACCACACCACTATCAGTAAATGTGGATTTAAGGCCATCAGGTCTAATGATTTCTAACTCACCCATTAGTCACCTGCTCTTTGAAGTACCACTTTCCATCTTTGCTTAAAGTTGCCCATCTAGCCTGGCAACCTTTAGGGCAGGTGTAACCGTAGTACGGTGTGCCACGACCCTTTGCAATTCCCTGTTTAAGAATCATCTGCCCATGCTTGCAATATTGAACTGCCGGTATATCTGATGCAACTGCATCAACTACTTGATCCAAACTCATTGGTGTTGGATCTACATCAGGCTTTTTTTCTTCTTCAAATTGATGGCGCATAATTCTTTCCATCAATGCTGACTTGCTACCAGGTTGCCCATAAATAGCCTTTGGCATAGGCGTTGGCTCAGGTGTCCTAGATAGCAATTCAGAATTTAATTCTTCAGTAGGTGTAACTGCCCAGGTTTGCCTGTTCTTAGCCGCAATCACTTCTTGCTTTGATGCAACTCTTTTAGTTGCAGTTTTCATAGCCGCAACTATGGCTCTACCCCATGCGCTTGTTTCACATATCATAAGTTCAGATCCGGCTGTCATGCCTTTACCTGGGATTTGTTCCCAGGCACATGCAACACCAGGCCTTACATCATGTGGATCACGGTAACAAGCGGCTGTATAAACAATATAAGTTTTATCTGCTACTTGTACGATCTCATAAGGTTTATTTGGGTTATATGGTTGCAGTGATGCTTCCGGATATAACTCTTTCAGTTGAGCAATGCGCTCAGCCACATCAACATAATCATTCATGTTCATTAGTTATTTTCCCTGTCCCAAAGGCTAACAACCTTTTCCATTAAGTAATCATTATCTTCCTGCAATTGCTTTGTACGCAATGTTGGATGATTAGTTGAAGGGTAATTACTTACTGTATATTTTTGTACCTTCACACTTGCTTGTCTTGTATCGGCACTGCCGCGTTTGTAGCCACTCTTAAAACCTTTATCGTAACCATTTTCAACTGCAATAATCCAGGTTGCAACTAACAACAATGCAACTAAGGTAAATAGGATTATTACCATTAACCAACCGTATATTTCATAGTTCATATTTCACCGCTTCCTTGAACTTGTCTAACCAATAGGCTTCAACCATTTTGGCTGATAGCCTTCCTCTAACCTGATGTGCGCCAATAGCCTTCTTAGCGTGTTGTCTGATTAGAGAAGCCTTTACAAAATGCTTACGCTTTTCATCAACATAAGCACCTGATTGTTTATCATATTTAACTAATTCCAACACATCACCTTTTCTAACTCAGCCGGTAATTGCACCGGATCAACATTGTTAATTACATGATAAGTAGAACCATTTGGGTGTATAGATGGTGGAAGCACTACATAGCCTTTGTGCTTAATATCTATACCAGGTATTACCTTGCCTTTGAATTGCTTACTCTTATCTGCAAGGTAATAAAAGTGATAGCCATTATCTGTTTTAACTGTATGAGTATTACTAGTTACACATAACCGCCTATAAGATTCCCATAAAGTTCTTGATGCAATATTGCGTATATCAAAATCCAATACAACTAGATTTGATTGTGCAATTGCTAGGCCAATATTCAGATCAGGTTTGCTAAACCATCTTTCAATCTGTTTAATGTCCAGGGTTGCATCTAGGTAGCCATGTCGTAAGCAAGGTGCAGGTTCTTTGGATTGTGGTTTTAATGGCATCACAAACCAACCCTTTTCTGCATACGCTACGGCGTTCAATGGTTCACCTTTTGATTGTGTACATACTCAGCCAATAAACCAAACAATTTAGATTTTAATCTACGCACCGCATCATCAGGTGTTTTGCCATAAGATGAAAATTCACCTAGCACATTTGATGTTGATGCAACATAATTATCTTGATCTTTTGCGTAATGAAAATCAATCTTAGTTTGCAATACGCTTTCAATTGTTGTTAGCATGATTTACCCCCCAATCTATGTAATCTAAATTCTTCTTTAACTTTTTTAACTGCATCAGTTTTGTAACCGCGTGATTTAGGAAGATTTTTAAAAGTGCTAAAACTTCCACATGAGCAACTTGCAGATACATAATAACTTTTACTCATTGCTGTAATTTTTAATGTGTGTGTCATTAGTTAGCCATCCAAACCCTAGGATCAGTACCGGCACAACCTTCACACCAATCAATAACTTCAGAAGCAAATTTCCATAATCTTGTTTTATTATCATCTTGAATCAAAAAACCATGATTGTTACAAATTAAAGCGTACTTGCCGCCATCTGTAACACAATCAGCATAATCAAGAGTTACTGTTGTATTGCTTACATTTTTTGCTTTTAACATTTTAACCCCTTCCGGTTAATTGCTTTTACAAATGCAATTAAACACCATAGGGCTGACAAATGCAATTGCCAGGCACGGCGTGTTGTGTGATTTACCTAACCAAAAGCCTTGCCCATAGCGGTGAATGACCCATCAGCGTTAAATGGGATCATCTCTACGCTCACATTGCCACGCTTAACATGTATGATCACTGCCCCGGCTTGCCAGTTTGCATAGCCTTTAATGCCCAAATAAGACATCTTTTTCATGTCACAGGTATGACCACACTCAACTGCCACTAAAACCCTCTCTAAACGGCCGTTAAAGGCTTCTGAATGGCATTGGTAGCCCATCCTATGAGTATGCCCAGTAATGGTTGAGCGACCCCACCTTTTAGCAATATTTAACGCCGTACCGCCGCCTGCCCTGGATATTGTGCCTTCATCCCCATGACACATAACAAAGTTAGTTCCTGGGATCGCAAAAGGCTGTTTGGCGTAATGAATTCCTAGATCATCAAATGCCATAAATTTTGCATATTGCAACTCAGGCAATCCCATAAGCCCTGGTATGCGCTGTAAGGATTTATACAATCTATCAGAGTGATTAGATCTTGATACCACATCAGTTTTTAGATCATACAAAATGTTTTGGCAGGTAATACGATCATCATCTAATGTTTGCATAAATGATTCAGCCCGGCCTTCGCTAAATCTTGAAATAGTGTTGAAATCCATTTCATCACCAACATTAAGAACTAAATCAAACTTAAAAGCATTGACCAGTTTTTTTAGATTGATGATGGCTTCATTAAATTGAAATGGGACTTGCAAGTCTGACACCACTAAATACCTTGCATTAAAGGTTTTATCGCGTTTAGTCATCATCCTCATCTTCTGTTGGATCAATTCGCGGAATGATCTCATTAGGTTTAGTTGTTGGATTGATCCAATCAGGCATTGATGCACCAGGTTCTGTTATTAACCAAAATGCAACATCAGAACTAAAACCTGCCGCTTTTGCGGCACGGTACATTTCATTAAGTGTTACATAATGTGTTTCAAGCCGGTTTAATTGTTCGGCTTTGCGTGGTGTGCGCCGCTTTCGCTTTGGCACTTTTCGGGGTTTTTTAGTAGCCATAGACACCAATTTTAGATCATACGATTCCGCGAATGGCACGCTCAACGCCTTCTTCCAGGCTAATTTTTGGCGTGTAGTAATCGCTCATCATGGTTGGATCACCGACCCGATAGGCCACACCTGCCGGCTTATCGGTTAGTACCTTGAATCTATTAGCAGATGTCTTTTCATATCCCAGGGTTGCCATTGCTATTTTTGCTAACTCTAAAAATGTTGTAGGCCGACCAGTACAAAGATTGACAGTTTGATTGCAGTTACTTTTAACCATCTCAATTGTTGCATCCACAACATCATCAATGTGTATAAAATCCCTGGTAGTAGTTGCCTTACCCCAAATGTTGAATGGATTGGCGTTCATAATTGCACGCTGAATAATGGATGGAAATGGGTAATCTAAATCCTGATCAGTGCCATAACCGCTAAATGGTCTAAGGGTTAATACCTTTGTGCCTTCTTCACGCAAGTAATTCATAAGCATTTCACCGGTTAGTTTTGTCCAGCCATAGGTCATATCAGGCTTACCTATTTTATTAAAGTTGATGTCCTTCTCTTTTAACTTACGCTTTTTGGCCAATGTTTGTAACTCAACAGGGTATGCGGCAGATGAAGAAAAATAAACTACATAAGGTTGTTCTGTACGCATTGCCCAGGTAGCAAACTCAGCATCAATGGCTAGATCTACCGCTAAAGCCAATGGTTCATTTTCTATCATCATCCGGCCACCAACTAACGCGGCTAGATGTATTACTAGATCATATTGTTTTGTTTCCAACTGAAAGAATTTACGACAATCAACACCAGCCTTTAGATCTACTAAAGTTAAATTGGCGTTAGGTAATGCACGCCTGAAAGCCCTACCAACAAAGCCATGTGATCCAGTAATTAAAATGTTCATTTGAACTTAGTTACCAAATCTGCATATTCTTGTGATCTTAAATATTTCTGTAATGCCAATAAATCTTCTTCATACCATTTAAGTTGATTTACCCTGGCATAACCTTCATCCATCTCAGCCTTACCTGCTACTGGATGTAGATGCTCAATAATTACATCAGGCAAGTATTTAAGATAATTTAGATCTATACCCAATTGCTTTACAAAGTTATCAAAAAATAGATGGATACATCCTGGGAATGTCATGCCCTGTAAATCCAAAACTAAATCCCGACTCATTCCAAAGGCTGTCGGTAAATTCTCACCTTGCAATAAATCATTGCCATAAACAATTCCGGTGTTTTGACCTAACGCTTGAATAAAGGCTTTATCCCAGTTTTGGGTTCTAGGTAAGTGATCATCACCCATGAAAACAAAATAATCATATAGAGGAAAGTTAATAATATCCAAAAGGCGAACTGCACCGGAATTAAGAGAACTGGCACAACCACCTGTTTTATTATCTGCCGGCAAACATTTAATGTTTTCATTTTTTGCGTACTCATTCCATTTTGGATCATCATTATCTATAACAAAATAAAGATCCGCTTCGGTTTGTGTATCTATGAAAGCCTGAGCCAATCTTGCGGCGTTTTCAGGCCTGCCCCTACTGGGTACAACCACGCACATCTTCATGGCCATAGGGTAGGGGATAAGGCTGACTTACTTCTTAGATATAAGGATTTCGTATAGCGTGTCTAATTTTTGCTCTATTCGGGCAACTCTACCCTCTAAATTGTGTCCACCATTTCCATCAGGCTTCAACTCAGATAGGTAATGCTTAGTTAGCCAACGCACGGATGCAACAAGCGCACCAATAATTGTTACGCTAGATACTGCTAACGCCATCCAATCATTTACGGTCATTTACTGTTGATGCCAAACTTGTCATCTTGTGGATCAAAATAGCGTGCTAAAGGTGCTACTACTGCACCTGCCAAAATTGCGTACTCAGCGTTCCAATCTGCAATTAAAGCCAATGCAGTTGTTATGGATGCGGCGGCAACGCTTCTTAGATATGACTTTAGAATTTCTTTTTTCTTCTTATCTAATTTCATTTTAATCCTAACTGTTCTATTTTTTGTTTAACTTCATCACGATCTAACGCAATCTCAAAGTGCATATCATCTTTACGCCGTTTGTAATTGCCACCCCAGGTTAAACCGTATTTAGTTATCAGTAGGTTAATTGTATTACGCTGATCCTTATTAAATGTATTTGACTTGCCCAATGGATGTTTAATTGCATTTAGATCTATGGCTGTACCGGATGCGTGATTACTTAATACTTTATCTGATCCCCGGGTTTGCCTAAAAGCATAACCCCAATCATCTAATTGGCCTACATCAATTGGTTCTACTAACTCATGGAAATCTTTGGCAAAACTTATAAGGATTGGTGCAACCGCTTTGGCACATGCAAACCTAATCTTTGTACCTGGTACTGTAAAAGTTTCAATGCCTATTGCCTTGCGATCCTCACTAGCCGGCCAACCATTAGGGCTAGTGAGTTCTCTTATTGTTGCCATTACTTAAATGCTTAGGAAAGCAATAACCTGGCTTCTGATTCGGTAATTCCCAACTTCTTTAGCAATGCAGATTTGGCTTCAGCATCAGCCGCCTTTTGTGCTTCCTCTGCCGCTTTTTGTTGTGCATATTGTTCAGCCATAGCCTCACGCTCTGCGATTTCCTCTGCGGTTAATGCAATCTCTTGCACCTCACCAGTTGAGCAATCTACTACGATTTTGTTAGTCATCATTTCTCCCTATGCGTTAGATATTCCATATAGATAAGCGGTTGAGTATTGAACAAAGTTACCAGTTGAAAATGGGTCAATAGTAATACTTGTTATAGCCGTATTAGCAGGATATAAACCAGCAGATAACATAGCAGCAGAAGCAGTGGCGTTATTCTCACTTACTTGGTCTATTGATACAGATTTATTTAATGTTGTACTTGCATAGTTTGTAAAGTAAGCAACAGTATTACCAAATGTACTTGCAGTAGCACCACTTGAAGTTACACCTAATAGCAATATGTTATTACCATCGCTAGCAGATGAGACACTAGAACCATTACCCAATAAATAACGAGTAGATGCACCTCCATTTAGAGGGAAAGCATTAGTTAATAAATAACTATTGTAATAAGAATCACCAATAGTTGCATCAACTCTAGCAGAAAACATTAAACATAAATCGGTATAAGTTTGTGGAATAGATGTAAAACTAATTGTGGAAGCACCACCTGCCCCCACTGTTACGGATGAAATTAAAGTATATGTAGCCATTGTCTAAGCCGCCTTAATTCCGTAGAGGGTTGCAGTAGTACCAGTTGCATAATTTTGGCCACCTAATAACTTAATGGAAGTTATAGCCGAAGTACTACGCCACAAATTAACTATTGCATCTAATCCATTACCAGCAGTTGAAGCCCTAGATAAGAAAGTCTTATAGGTTGTAGTATTTGAGTAATTCATAAATTGGATTATCTCAACATTGAAGTTACTAGTATTTATG